GCGATACTCAGAGTCGGAAAAACCACCAGGATCTGAATGGTGGAGTTTCTCGGAAAACACTCTAATAAATTCCAAGAACCCTACAAGGGTTCCTGTTGATTTAATTAGAATGTCCGGAGGGATAGGTGAGATTTCGGCGCCATCGATGAATAATCGCTTGGCGATCTCACCGAGATTGTGTTTTGGAGTACTTAGAATAGATTTCTCTTTTGAGATTTCCATTCCTAGGTCATCTAAAACCTTCTCATATCTCTCCGTGCCGTTTTTACTAGCCATAGCCATGTCATCACCAATTACTGCATAGAACCGTGAGGTTTTAGCATAATTGATGATAGCATGATTTGTTATTGCCATGGCAGCCCAAGAGGATAACATCCCCATTGGCTGTCCTACAGCATAACGCAACTGTCCTCCCGGATAGTGGAATTCTCTGTCCACTAAAAGGGTCTTCCAAAGAGTACTTAGATTTCCAGGTAAAAGGTTTTCCAAGACCTTTACTTGAAGATCTACAGGCATCCTATCCGTTGCGGCCCGAAGGTCGTAACAGTTAAGTGCATCTGTTTTGGTAAATTTCCTCACCCTCTTCGCAAGTCGAGGATGGGAGAATGTTCCATCACAGGGAAATCTCTTCAAGACTCCCATAAGGTAGTCATGAATAGGTTTCAGTACAGTTTGGGTCCAAATGTCTGGTATGCAAATTACGCGAGTCTTCCCACCTCCTTCTTGAAGGAAGTGAAGACGACCCGTTAAATCTGTATACTTTTCATCCGGATTCCGTAAGGAAAGAGATTCAAGAAAGAGTGATTCCCATTGATTATAAGCTTCCTCAGTGAAAACTGATTTAGCCATTAATTTCTGAGTTTCGTAAATTCCTGAATCATGACAGGCTATGGCATCCAATACACTCGTATATCCAATTGCATTAGGCCCTTGGGCCGAAGCTTTTGGAGTTACGAATATTGGATTACGGGCCGAATTTAATTCGAATGGTGTAATCTTCCGGGCTTTAAGGAAGTCCTTAAAGTGGAAGGCTATATCATCGATTAATTCGACGTATCTTACTGTCTGAGACTTAGGGTTCACTCGAGTTATGGTGGAAACATCATAACTGACGGGGGCTTTTAACGTTTTGTAGATATTGCAAATCGTAAGAAGGCCTTGTCTGAACCTGATGTCCTTCATAAGCTGCGACATAGGTTTCTTAATTCCCTTGATCAGGAAACTAGGAAAACCATCTCGCATCTTCATCCAGAA